GAATCATTGACATGGCGTCGAGCGCCTCTTGACGCTTGGTCATGTAGCCGGGGCCAGTTGTGACCATAACGTCGTATGTGCCGATTGACGGATTGTAGATTTTTTCAATCAGTCCGCCATTTTGGTCACGAATTTCCTTAACAGGCTCTTGCTGCATTGGGTCCATTTTGACCATGCTGACTTCGCCATCTACGCCGATGATGCGTGCAATGCGCTGCGTGTCGTAAATCTTAGGGATAATATCGACAAGCTGGCGGGTGATGTGACGGATCGCACGGGCAAGGTTGTCAACATAGTGGTACGTGCCAACATCGCCCTGTTTTTCGCGTGCGGTGATGGCTTTTGCAGACCGTTCGTTGCCTTGCATACCCAAAGATGCGTCATACTGGCCGGTGGTGGACTTGATGTCCTCACCAGCGCCCATTTTAGCCTGTATCAGACCTGTTTGCGGTAGCGGTGGGGCTGCACGCTGCGGAAGCGGTAATACGTTCCCTGCGCCGTCTGTGACGTCTGGATTGACTTCCAGATACGGCCAGTTGGTCGTGTTGGCAGTCTTCCACTGGTTCTCGTAGCCCTCGAACTGACCGCCATAGGCAATAAAGGGCGCTTTTGGCGCCAGCGCCAGCATTTCTGCTTCTTGGCTGGTCCAGTAGTTGTACATGCGCTGTGCGTCTTTGGCGTTCCGCACTAGACCAGATACGTAAATCTGGCCTTGCACTTCAAATTCGTTACCTACGACGCGCACGACAGGTATCCAACTGCCCGGCCATTCGCGCTCGTCCAGCACGTCATAGCCATTGGTCTTCATCCACATGACTTTTTTACGGTCTACTTCGCGGCTGCGGATCGGCTTGCCGTACATGGCGCGCAGTTGCTTATCCATGTCGGTGTTTTTGAACGCAGAGACGTTGTCTTGATACAGGTTCAGCGTCTCGCGCTTACGCTTGTAGTAGAAATACTCCGCAACGCGAATAGTGTCTTCGTCAAGCCACGCCGACATACTCTCATCGCCAACGGCGGTAGACAGGATCGACGAGATGGGCGTTGCGTCTGGAAACTCGCGCTCATACTCGTCTTTCGTCATGTCCTGCGTGACAAAGCACCATTCAGCGTCTGCGCCGCATGGGTCTTGGATCGTAGGGTCCATGTAGACGCTAAACGAGTTGCGGACGCGCATAATCCGCACGTCTTGGTCAAAAGTCTCTTCGTTGCAGTATTCCGTAATGAGACGGATATAGCCTTCACCGTAGGTGACTTGGTTATCGCAGGCTGTGTCGTAAGCTACGTCAGCGTCGGACATATATTCGATATGCCGCACGACGCCGTCGAAGATCGCTGCCACTTCAATGTCAGCGTTATCATCAACAGGTATTACCTTACCGGCAGGGCGGTTTTGACGCTGTTCGTTCGTCACCTGACGGACGTGCTGCGGCAATTTGTTAATTGTCAAGCAGGGACGTGCGTTAATTGTCTGGCCTTGCACCGCACCGCGGGTCGCCAACACGTCAGCAGGCCACTGCCACTGGTTGTCAGGGCTGCCGGCCATAAACCGTAGGTCGTCCAGTTCGTCTTCACGGCTGTCCGAATAGGCTGCCATCGACATCTGTAGCCGATGGCGCATGGTTGCCATTGTATCAGGGTCACCGCGAGTGTTCGCTGGATCGCTACCGATGTCAGCTACATCGCCTACTTTGTTAATACCTGTCGGATCAGCCATTGTGGTTACTTTTTACCTTTTTTAGCGGCTTCACGCTTTACGCTGTACGCGATTGCGACCGCCTGTTTGACAGGTTTTCCGGCGTTTACCTCGGCCTTGATGTTCTTGCGGAACGCGGCTTTGCTGGGCGACTTGACCAGAGGCACTTTATTTCTTCCGTGTTTCGCGGATGCTATTGCGTTCGCGGGCTGGCGTTGGCTTCATCGACACGGTCGTGCGGATGACTTGCACTGGCTTGGCAGGCTTTACCATCTCTGCGCCGCGTGTCGTGCCTTCGCGGGCTACAGCTTTCATAGCTGCGCGTGCGCGGGCTGGGTCGCGGTTAGCGATTGCAGCCTTTTCAGCTTTTACAGTACCAGACTTGTACAGTGCTTTGGTGTATTTATTAGCTGGCATTTACTTACCCTTCTTAGCTGGTTTGGCTGTTTTGGCGCTTTCTTTGAACGCTTTGGCTGTGGGGGCGCCCTTAGCGCCCGGTTTACGCATTTTTTCGCCTGATCCAGCGGCTATGCGGGCTTTCTTGGCGTGAATGTTGGCATATAGACCCTTTTTCATGGGCATTTCCACCTTTTTAAACTAGCTTTGGCGCGTTCGCCGTCTTTTGCCTTGGCTGCAACAGCCCCCATGCGGGCGCAGAACGACGCTTTGCGTCCTGCGTCAGCCTTTGTCTTCGGATTGGGCGCTGGCGCCTTCAATTTGCTGCCTGTTGCGGCGTTATATTTCGCTCTACCAGCGGCTGTCAGGCCCGCGCCCTTTGACACAGGCAATTTCTCGCCTCTGCCAACGGACAATGACACTGATTTTTTCTTGTCTGCCACTAGCTGCCCATCCAAGATGTAGAATATCCAGCGGGAGAATACCCGCTTGAGGAGCGTCTGTCAACGCGTCCTTGTCGTGGATCTTTAGATGCCACAGGAAAGGCAAATGTCACCGCTATAGCGTCCGCTGCGTCAGGCGACGCCAGCCCGCGGGACTTCATATCTTTCTTGCTTTCAAGAAACAGCGTACCCTTGCTGTCAGGCTTGGTGCGCGGGCTGATGAGGTCGGTCTTCAGAAACCTGTCGTTGGGTATGTGGCCTGTGCGTAGCCAGTCTCGCATGGACCCCCACATCTCTGCGCGCTTGTTGCCCCACATGATCTGGTTCTTGGCCTTATTGCCGAAGTTCACGCCGCGTATCTTGTACCGTTGTTCCTTCAGCCTATCCACGACGCCTGCGCCTAGCCCGCCTTCGTCGATGCAGACCAGTGCCGGCTTGAACTGCTCTATGGCGTCGATCACGTAGCCAGCGACTTCCATAGTGTCTGCGCCGCGGTGTCTCCGCAACTCTAGGATATCACGGCCCTGCCGTATGGCGATGACGGTAGCGTCCGCCCCGAACCGTGCCGGGTCTACCCCTATCACGATGGGCGCGCTGTCATCTTTGATGGGTGGCCGCTTCATGGCGTCATCCACCAGATTGCTGCCGATGAACTGATCGTCACCTTCTGAGGGGAAGTTACCGTAGACTTCGACACTGGCTTGGTAGCTGTCTGGCCCGTACTCGTCGATAATGCGCTGGTACAGGTTTTTGTCTGTACCCTCGACATCGCGGGCGTCGATGACGCGCGTCTGCCAGAACGCCCGCTTACTGTGGAAGGTTTCGTAGAAATAGCCTGTGTTACGCCGCGGGTTGGAGAACGCCAGATGGAAGCGGTGCGGCGTATTTTCTGTGAAGAAACCATCGCTGACTGACCAGATGCTGTCGGGAATACCGCTGGCTTCGTCGAAGATCAGCATCACACCGTCGAAGTTGTGAACCCCTGCGTATGCGTCAGGGTTCTCTTCCGACCACAGCCGGCCCTCGACTGACCAGTAGCGCGTGCCTTTCTTCAGGTCGCGCTCGACTAGTTCCGTCAGCCACTTGGCTGGCATGATGCGTGTGGCGGCTATCTCGAACCAGTGACTGTTCAGCGACATCGCCAGCCACTTGGTAATTTCTGCCCATGTTACGGAGCGCAACTGCGCCTCGGAGTTGGCCGACACGATGGTAGTGCTGCCTATGCGTGAGGACAGCATCCATATCGTGAGCCATGACACTAATGCGGACTTACCGATACCGCGTCCTGACGCAATTGCCAGCCGCGCTGTGTCAAAGTCTACCTTGCCGTTGTTCGCCTTGATGTGGTCGCGCAGGTCTGAGAGTATCTGGCGCTGCCATTTACGCGGGCCGGGGAAATGTTCCAGCGGCGTACCCTGCTGGCCCCACGGGAATGTGTACAGCACAAACGCTAGGGGATCATCCTTTAGGCTGGGCGACCACAACCGCGCCATCAACTCCATCTCGTCTTGCGCTGAATATATCGGCTGCTGCATGTGTGTTATCCTCTAGTCGGGGCGTCACGTCCGTGTACAGCCCTTCGATGACGCGCGACTGTGCTTTTTCCAGCGCGCCTGTAATGCTTATCTGTTGGTCGATGTTCACGTCGATCTGCTGCTTGGCTACCCAGCCGTGCTGATGCTTGAGTATCTCCAGCGCAGCCTTGCTGTCGCCATCGCGCGCCGCTTCGTACATGGTCTTAGCCGCTGTGTATTCGCCGTCACTGCGGCCTTTGATCTCAGCCATCTCCACCAGCGGGTCAGCATCCGCCAGCACGCGGAACTGCCGCGGGGTCAATCCAGCGGCCATAGCGAGGCTGTCACCCTTCAGGCCGTAGCGGGCAGCTTCATAGATTGCTTCCAGCCGCGCCTCGGTGGCCTGCGTCC